TCAGAGTCTGGCTCTATGGGGCATGTATGGGACACTCTCTGTCAACTGCTTATTGAGTAGTTCTATTTGCCCGATATTGTTATCTTCCATCCATGCACCGTAAACGTTGAATACCATTTGTGCATTTGCATGGCCCATTTGGTTTGCTATGAAGCTTGGATTCGCTCCTGCCGATAATGCCCAGCAGGCATAAGTATGCCTGGACTGATAGGCTTTTCTGTGCCGCAGTCCTGCTCGCCTTAATGCAGATGCCCAGGAATCTCTGATGGAATCTGCTTTATAGTGGTGGCCGACGTGCTGGCATTTTTTCACCAGTTGCGGATTAAAAACAAACGTGCATTCATGGCTTGTGCTGCGTCCGAACTCCCGCAGTTTGACATCAATTTGATATTGCTGGTCAAACCTTGTCATTTCAGCCTGGCTTTTCAGGGCATCAACAGCTGGTTGAACAAGATGAATAACACGATCAGTTCCCGCCTCTGTTTTTGGTAGAGTGAACTCCCCGAGTTTTGTATAATTACGACGGATAGTCATTGTTTTAGCTTTTAAATCAATATCCTCCCAGGCGAGAGCTATTAGCTCACCGTGACGAATGCCTGTGTATACTGCTAAGGACCACAGGTTTTTCGTTTGTTGATGGTGACAGGCATCAATAAAGCGAATAAATTCGTCACGCGTGAGCGGATCTGGCTCTGTTCTGGATCTCTTTAATGGTGTCAGCCCGTTAAATGGGTTTGACACGATATAGCCGTTATCAGCCGCAAATTGAAACATTCCTGCAATTGTCGTCATGTAGTAATTAACCGTAACTACTGACCTTCCTTTAATCGGCGTTGTTTTTCCGTTAGAGAGATTATGATACCCGGTTAACAAGTCTTTCCTGATAAACAGTAAATCTTCCTTTGTTACCGACGAAGCAAGACGTTTTTCCCCTATGCGAGGAAGCATGTTTCTCACCACGGATTGATACCGACTGAATGCATTACTTCCTATCTCAATTTTCTTAAGGTCCAGCCATTTTTCCGAAAGTGCCTTAACGGTTATCTCTCTTTTTCCCAGACCAAAGTGTTTCAGGTTAGGGGAATTAGGGAACTGCGCGGCGTAGTCGAAACTCCCCATTCTGATTGCAAAACAAACTGAAGTGCGAAGCTCACCAGCGATCTTCCGGTTTTTAGCGGTGTCAGGAACACCGAGGTTTTCTCTGACACGTTTGCCATTATAGTGAAACCATATACGGAGTGATCCTCCATGGTTTTCAACGCCTGTCGGGTATGATGCGTTACTCATAAAACCTCCCAGACGTCCAGGAGCATTAACAGGTTAACCGGAACTTGCATTTTTGGCACCTGGTTGTTTCTGGTTTTCGATCCATCGCATAATTTCTTCGATGTTGTACAGGCATTCACTGTAATGCCCCGGCTCACCTTCTACAGCGTAATGGCGGTATTCTTTTCCCTGCATCCATGACTTTCTTCTGGCTCGCTCGATGGTGCCAGGCTTTAGCCCTGTTGATGCAATGAGGACTCTCTCCGTACACCATTTGCTGGGGGTTATCTGATAGATGATTGTCTGCATGCCAACCTCATAAAACTTTCATCCACGGCAGTGGCACCACACTTCAAACATTCGCTTCACAACTTAACGACAGTAGAAGCCGTCAACATCTCGCGTCAGGTCATAGCGATTGCCGTAACGCTGGTGGACCCATCGTTCAAATGCTTTATTCATTCTTTACTTCCTTTTTATGGCTCGTAATTTTTTCAGGTGCTTTTCCTGCTCAGTGTCCGCGAGAATTTTGCGGTACTCCTGGTGGTCAATATGTTCGAACAGGCAGTTTAACTCACCAATGCGTACCCGCCCGGATCGTCCGTCCATCCGTCGAAAGAACACTGAGTGCTCAGTGATGCGAGTAATCACCACGGGGTATCCAGCTCTGTCCGTGTATATCTGACCGCGTTGAATCAAAGCGAACATGTGGTTATCCCCATCGACAAATCGAGAACACAACAAACGCTGCTGCGAATACCACCCCCAGAGTTACGATTGCATCAGGCCAGCTCATTGATTCACCTCCTGCCTGTCGTCCGGCATTCGCTCACTACAGCTTATCCAACCATCCGGAGTTACCGGAACTTGTGGAATGGCTGTCTGCTCTCGAACGTCATTAGGCGCTATAGGTTCTGCTGCCAACTGACTGGCATATTTGTTAATGGTAACGATAAGCTCTTGCTCAGCCTCATCCAGACAATCACCGATACCTCGCCTGTCACCGTCAAAATCATCGAAATCGGCACGAATCCTGGCAACCTTCAGGATTGCGGACAACACCTCACTAGGAATTGCCGGATAGTTGGTTGACGTTTCCGCGATTTCCCGAAAATTATTGGTTGACGAATTCTTGTTTTCCCGAAAGTTTCCGGACTGAAGCATGGCGGCGCGGCAGGCGTTCCATATTTCGGCAGCAATATCGCGCTCGCTATCGGTTAATTTGTACGTTGAAACATAGCCAGAGAGCATTTCTACGTTTTCCGGAGTTGCTTCTTCAGGCACTACCGGTGCTGGCTCACGTATTACAGGCTCGCCCATGCGTGATTCTCCCTGCGCCTCTTTCACCATGTGGTCATTGATTTGCTCCAGTCGCCGAACGTGCTCATCAGCTTCAAGCGCTCGCCGTTTCCAGATGGACAGGTCTTCCGAGCGCCCTGATATGCGTCACCGTATTCGCCGTTAAATACTGGCGCTGGCGGGGCGATGCGTCCAAGCAACTTATTTACCTCTTTCGCCATCGCGTCATATTTATCTAAATAGCGATTAGCTTCTAAGCAGACTCGGTGCATCTGATCTGAGTTAACTCGTTTAACTGGATCTGCTTCCAATGATGCCAGTGCAATCCGTGCCAGTTCTTCCGCTTCTTCTGCTGGCAGTACAACGTTGCTACCCGGTCCGTATGTTTCGCGCCACTGCTTGATTGTCAGCAGTCGCCCTTTGGTAATAGTGATCATGCCGCGTTTCCTTCTTTCTTATTAACAATCACACCGTCATATATTTCATTAAGGTGCCCTCTCAACTCCATGCGCCTTAATGCAGATAACATGTAATCGCATTCAACCTGCTTATTCCCGGTAAATGGCTTATCGTCAGGATTACCCCAACAGCAATTACCCCTGGGCCATCCATGTACTTTCCGTACTCTTCCGTTAACAACGTGAAGTAATCCCCAGCCGGGAGGTAAATCCTCAACTGAAATAATTTCCGGCTCACTAATAAAGAATCGCCAGTCGCCCATGCCAAGTGAGGGATTTTTACGGAAACGCTTTTTTCTATCTGCCAACAAGTCAGCACGAGAACACTTCGCCTCTATCAGGCATGATGCTGAATTTCTGAATCCCATAGCATCTGGCTGTTCTCCGGTACTGGTTACAGCAACAAAGCGGTCATGAAAGCAAACCTTGAACCCGTTGCGCTTAAGGAACTTGTACGCAATCTGACAGAGTTCGTGGTGTGTTAACGCCATATCACTCTCCTTTGATGCGAATGTCAGCGACGCGTAATGCGTGTTCTAGGTCAATCAGGTAAAGCCAACTGCCATTTTCTTTAGGTATCATGACTTGTCGCTCATCTGCATTTATCGGGTGTCCATATCGAAGGTCGTAGCGAGTCGGTAATTGAACTTCCCGCGCTTCCAGTTCAGCAATACGCTTGCACCCATCAGAGATAACTCCCTCGTAATACTCGCGCTGCTCGTTGAGTTTTGATTTTGCTGCTTCAAGCTCAACGCGCAGCTTCCCAACCGTAAGCGCAATATCCTCGTTCTCCTGGTCGCGGCGTTTGATGTATTGCTGGTTTCTTTCCCGTTCATCCAGTAGTGCCAGCACGGTTTCTGGTTCGGTCAGAAATTTGAAGGCATTGAGCGCATCAATATCCACACCGTAATCTTTAAGTTCCTGTTCACTTAACAAATCATCATCAGCTGGCAACATTAACAGGCGTTCCATTGCTGGAATTGCACGTTCCGCCACCTCACGCAGTACCTGGTAATTAATTTCGCTCACTGGTTGCCTCCTTTGCGAATCTGTTCCGCCCATTCTTCTAGGGATTTCTCCGCATATTCACCGGACAGGCCATCAATCGGGTGTGGTTCATTAGCCAACTCTTCTTTCGCTGACAGAATCATGCGTGTAACGTCGAAAACTTCACGTAAAGACTTATTGATAAATCCGTGATTGAAAGCCGCAGCAAGACGGCTTGCGGTATAGTTAATACCCTCGTTGCGAGCCTCAGCACGTACTTCATCGAATTTACGCACCAGATACTCAGCATTTGTTTCATTCACTTTCAGATCTCGTGGTACACATTTCCCGCGAAGAAACCCTTCCATTTCGAAAACATTCATGCGCATTTGCGTAACTCCGATAACTCGTTAAAACGTTCCATAAACATCCCGTAGGCATGGCCTGGCGACAGTGGAATCACTTTGAACATCTCTGTTGCCGGGATACCTTCCAGTACAGGCCAGAAAGAGCCATCATCAAGCCCGAGATCGCGGCGTTCGGTTGCCAGCATGATGAGATCGGCATATTTCACGGGCGTGCTCATAACCGGGGGTAACCCGTATTTCTCACGGATTACGGCGTCTATTTTTTCTTCCATCCGTTTATAGTCAGGAAGAAGGCGTTTCAGTGGCGCGGGGATGTCCTGACAATACGCTTCTGTTGCATCATGCATTAACGCTTCGAAAGCAAACTCCTGCGGTACCAGCTGGCTGCAAAGCACCGCATGTTGGGCGACGCTGTAGAAGTGTGAAAGATGCCCTGCAAAGCGACAGATATTTGAGAGGGAAACTGCGATATCGTTAATCACGATGTCGTCTTTATTTATCTTGTCATAATAAAAATGCTTCCCGGAAAAAGTTTTAATAAATGACATTTTGTTCTCCACGTATATGCGCTGCAGCGCGCTGAATTCTGGTAAAAGGAAGCCCTCACCATCCGGTGATTATTGAGTTAATTACGTTTCCATAAATGCCCCCGCAGGGGCATTTGCAGTAATGAAATCAGGCGGTGAAAGTACCAATAAAGGTTTCGACTTTGCTGTCTTTGAATTTCTCAACAAGCAGATCACGAAATTCGTTAGCCATTTCTTCCTGCACTGCTTCCAGCTGAATAATGCGCAGAACCAGTACAGGGCGATCACCAGTGATAATGCTGAGTCGTAATTTAAATGGACGTTCTTTCAGGCCTTCAAACGGAACGCATTTAAATTCAAATGCCACTGGCATAATGTCTTTGGTCTTCGCTTCGACAGACTCCATCAGGGAGCGTTTGCCGCTGAAGTCATTGTCTTCAAAATCAGCAGTCTGGTTCGCTTCAATTGTGATTTTACGGACTGCCGCAGCCGCTTTTGTTGCCTGAATGGCGTCACCATTAGCATCAAAGCCCACAAGGTAGTCGGCCCAGTCTTCAATCCATTCTGCCAGTGACTTCTGGGAGTTACGCTCGCCGTTAACAGACAACAGAGCAGAGAACTGTGCTGTCTTTTTCAGTTTGAGAGTGGCGGTGTTATCTGCGTGACCTGGTTCATCAATAGTACCCAGGTTAAGCACACTGACGGCACGCATATTATCGGCATCGATAAAGCAGCGGGTGCCTTCATCTGCAAGATCTTTAGAATAACGGGTAAAGTCATCGATGCTGGCAGTGGAAAGCGCACCACGGAAACGGAAGCGATTTAAATTAAATTTTTCCAGATCATGAATGCGGAAATTTTCAGGTAATGCCACTGCGTCGGCACCAATCTTACTGATAATTTCATTAACACCCTGAGCAGAAATAAGGGCATGGATTTGATTAATTGCGGTTGCGTCTAAGTTCTGAGACATAATAAGTCCTCACTATATTAAGATATTCAGTGATGAGATAAATAATCAGTTAATTAAGAACGATATTAATGACCTGCTGCGCGGAGTTTTCCGTCAGGCTCACCGGCAAGAGTCAGTAATTGTCCCTGGTCTTCCTGCAGAATAGTAAGGCGACCACCGCGATTGACATACATCGGCGTTTCGGTGGTGTCTTCTTCGGAAATTTTCCCGCGGTTAGTCGGGCGAACATATGAGAGTTTGTGTTTGATTTTCACACGGTTCTCATCAAACGGTTCGATTTCCAGGTTGAGCGAGACCTTACCTTTGGTTTTCGTGTTCATCACACCGGAAGCGACTTCACTGAGAACTGCGCCGATTTTTGTTTCAAATACGCCGCCGTCCAGCTCCCCGATAAATGCCTGCACATCAGTACTGCGTTCGCTAGCCATTTTGTTGCTCCTCATCATATCGACCCTGCAAGGTCGGTTGGTTTCTCCACAAAACAGAGAAGAACACCTGCGGTGGCAGCCGCCCGGATGGATTGGGTTATGAGCCCGTCGTCCGGTGATGCTCTTCTCTGTTTTGTAAAAAGAGCGGTACCAGCCGGAAGCAAGTGTACAAACTGGTACCGCCAAAGCAGTGGCTGTTGTGGTGACCGGTGCTGATCTCCGGCTTGCGGTTATTTCAGACTCTCACGGGCGTTTAATTGCCCCGCCGAACAGCTCTTTTCCGCAATAGCTGCAATGTCTTTCGCGCATCAGCCTGCGCATTCACCACAACGCTGAGAGCACTTAGCCAGTTACGGCACCACACTTTGTCGCGGTTCCATAAATGCCCTCATCGTTGCACCCTGGTCTCTTCCCAGGTGTCAAACCGAACCGCCACGCTGGTTAGGCGTCTTATCAGCATCATCATTGACTTGCACATTCCGGCTACCTGGTTTGTTTGCCCGAGCAAGGAGTGGATTGTCCCCTTTAACGTCCCCAGACCGCTAACGACGCATGTGCCATACGCCGTGTTACAACCAAATTTTGTTAGTACCTTGTTTGTATGTCTGGAAAGAAAGATAAAATGAAGTTGCGCATTATGCAAGTGTTTTTATTGCGAGATATGCAATTTGGTGAGTAATGAAAAGCCACCTTCTGGTGGCTAATTGATATTGAGGTAGGGGGTTAATTGTGTCGCTTAAGGGTTTGTGACTGACTGATTAAGACCTTTCCAAAGACCATAAACCGATGTTCGTTTTCGCTGGTAATTCCCCATTCGCGGTAAATCTGATTATCAGAAATTACCAGCAGTTTATCAGGTATCATTTGCAGTCGTTTGACGTAAATTTTATCATCAAAACCAAATACATATATACCATCCCCATCAAACTGATTGATACTGATATCAACGAAGATGAGATCTCCTGGCTCAATGGTTGGACACATACTGTCCCCACGAACGTTGATAACTTTAATGTGATTTGCTGGTCGTCCACCAAACATCGATACAGCATTATCAGTTCTGTATTCAATGGCATGAATCACATCAATGACATCACCGCCCTGGATAAGGCCATTTCCCGCACTGGCACTGACATCCAGCATTTCAATACGGAATACATCCTTCACCTGCGCAACATCCTCACTAATACTGTTTTTACATACAGTATTACTTTTGAGGTCTGAGGTAAAGAGATCAGCAATATCAACACCTAAGCTCCTGGCAATATTACTCAGGGCTTGTTCAGTGAATTGTTTCTGCTTACCTGTTTCGAGGCGCGAGATATTCGCCGCATCCACTCCTATTGCTTCAGCGAGATCGGCGATTTTCATGTTCTTCGCCTGGCGAAGTTGTCTGACTCGATTTCCTATGTTCATGCGTTTATTACATTTCTTTATTGCGCGTTAAGCAAATCAACTTGCGCAAAATATTTGCGTGAAATAATATGCTCATCACGCAATATGTGGAGGTTATATGCAATCACCATTACGGAATGTGCGTAAGGCGCACGGATTTACTTTGCAGCATGTTGCTGCGGGCGTTCAGGTCAATCCAGCGACGCTGAGTCGTATTGAAAGACTGGAACAAATTCCATCTATCGATCTTGCAGAACGTCTGGCCAATTTTTTTAAGGGTGAAATCAGCGAAATGCAGATTCTTTATCCGGCACGTTTTCAATCTAGCCAAAACCAGAATGGGTTTAAACCACAGGAACAGGAGGTAAGCCGTGGGTAATCATCACTGGAAAGTGGAAAAACAGCCTGAGTGGTACGTGAAAGCTGTCAGAAAAACTATCGCGGCGTTGCCGGGGGGTTACGCTGAAGCTGCTGAGTGGCTGGATGTAACAGAGAACGCATTATTCAACCGCCTTCGTGCAGATGGCGATCAGATTTTCCCGCTGGGATGGGCAATGATTTTACAACGTGCTGGTGGAACTCACTTCATTGCTGACGCTGTGGCGCAGTCTGCAAATGGCGTCTTTGTGTCTCTTCCTGACGTCGAGGATGTGGACAACGCCGATATTAACCAGCGTCTGCTGGAAGTCATCGAACAGATCGGGAGTTACTCAAAGCAGATTCGTTCGGCAATCGAAGATGGGGTAGTGGAACCGCATGAGAAGACAGCAATTAACGACGAACTGTATCTTTCAATTTCGAAGCTCCAGGAGCATGCAGCACTGGTCTACAAAATCTTCTGCGCTCCAGAAAAGAGTAACGCCCGCGAGTGTGCAGCTCCGGGCGTCGTGGCGTCGATTGCTTCTGGTTGTGGAGAAACTAACGCATGAATAGTTTAACGGCAAATAACCGTTTGTCGCAACAGCTGGTGGTCAGCGTCGCTGAACACCTGTTGTTACGGCATGAATGCAGATTACCAAATCACCTGGCTGTAAGTAACCACAGAGAACTTTACCTGACTGTGGGGGGCGAGTTGTGCAGGAACTTAACCGCTGGTTTCGTGACGGAAGAGGACTTTATGTTCATGTTATTCGTTGGGAGCCAGAAACACAGCGCGTTATCTATCTTCGCAAAGACTACCCGCATGAGTGCTTTAGTCCTTTGTGGAAATTCAGGCGTGATTTTGTTGAGTGTGAAGGACCACCAGCATATTGATTCTGCAATTCCGGGACGTTACACTGCTCAGGCACCTTATAAAGCGGGGGCCGGGCGTGGAAACCCGAAATTCAATATAGAGCACAACCGCGCTCATGCGGTTTTTTCGTGTCATGAGCATCGTTACGCCCAAATTATGGTGGGGCGTGCAGGGCCAACTTCGGTTGGGCCGGGTTCTATGTTGACCGGTATTTCCACCCCTGTACGTCTCACCACCTATATGGTCGTGGAAAGCCTTGGTGGTGAGTTCATTGAATTCAACATAGGGGCTGTCACCATGACTACTCTCCCAACCCAATCTCACCCTGAAATCACGATTATCAATGGTCGCGTTGTCACCACATCTCTTGCAGTAGCTAATTACTTTACTAAACGGCATGAGCGGGTTTTAGATAGAATTAGAAACCTCGAATGTTCCGCTGAATTTACTGAACACAATTTTGTGTTAAGTGAATACACCGACGCATCAGGCCGCAAACTCCCTTGTTACCAAATCACCCGCGACGGTTTTGCGTTTCTTGCCATGGGCTTCACTGGTAAACGTGCTGCCCGGTTCAAAGAGGCATACATAAATGCCTTTAACCAGATGGAAAAACTGCTTTCAAAGCCATCCACGCTGAGCGATGCCGCAGATAACGCCAGCGTGCTTTACTCCCACCTGTCGGTAATCCACAAGGTCTGGCTGCAGCAGCTTTATCCCATGTTGGCAAAAGCCGAATCCCCGCTGGCTGTAAGTCTGTATGACCGCATCAACGACGCGGCGCTACTGGCCAGTCTCATAAATTTGTCGCTGAACCCTTCAGAGGCAAGGGGGCGCAAATGATCCGGAATATTTTCAAACGTTTTACCAATCAGACTTTCCGTTGTCCTCGTCCGGGTCAGTGGTACACCACGCCTGCAGGGCATGTTCTACGTGTTAGCCTGGTTGACCGTGAATGTCAGAAGGTGATTTGTGAACCGCTGGGCCGTAATTACCGCGTCAGTATGCCGCTTATAGCCTTTCGCTCCGGAAAAAACATGAAGCATCTCGGAGGTGCTGCATGAGTATGGAGTTGATGGTTAAAGCGATGAAAATTCGAGTGGGAAATCCATTGCGAAAACTGGTTCTGATTAAGCTGGCTGATAATGCCAGCGATCAGGGTGAGTGCTGGCCCAGCTACCAGCATATTGCTGACCAGTGCGAGATTAGCAAACGTTCTGTGATGAATCATATTGCGGCCCTTTGTGAGTCCGGGCTGGTAAAAAAAGTCACCCGGAAAGGTGAAAAAGGTAACTCAAGTAATATCTATCTCCTTCATCTTGATGGTGCAGGAGATTCACTAGGGGGTAGTGCAAATAATTCACTATCTGGTGCAGCAAATTCACCAGGTAGTGCAGGAGTTGCACCAGGGGGTAGTGCAGGAGATTCACCCAGAACCAGTCACTCTTTTGAACCAGTCAAAGAACCAGTCAATGAACCAATAGCTGTTGGTGCATCTGCTGATGAGTCTGTGCGAGTTCGTTCAAACCGATCGGAATACTCTCCGGAGTTTGAGCAGGCATGGCTGGCATACCCCAAACGTGCTGGTGGCAATTCAAAATCTGCAGCCTTCAAAGCCTGGAAAGCCCGTTTGAATGAGGGGGTAAAACCCGAAACCATGCTGGCAGGTGTGAAACGCTACGCGGGCTGGGTATCTGCGATGGGTAACAGCGGCACACAATTTGTGAAACAGGCTGTCACGTTCTTTGGCCCGGATCGTCATTTCGAAGAATCCTGGGAAGTTCCTGCGGTATCTGTAGCCGGACGCGAGGACCCGTACTTCAAAGCCAGTTACGACAACGTGGACTACAGCCAGATCCCGGCAGGATTCAGGGGGTGATCATGAGTCTTTTGAATGACGTTCAGAAATTCATTGAAGCCCATCCGGGGTGTACTTCCGGAGACATTGCGGATGCTTTTGC